TCGACGAGCGCCTCCAGGCGACCGAGAAGAAGATGAATCATCCTGGCTATGCTGCGCCCGTCCAGGCCAAGTCTCTTGGTCAGATGTTCGTAGAGTCCGAGGAGTTCAAGGCTGCTCAATCGCGTGGCCTGCGTTCCACCGGCTCGGTAAACCTTGAGGGTTCGTTCTTCCGCAAGGACATCAGCAACGCTACCGCATCGGCTGGCAACCTCATCGATGCTCTGCGTCTGCCTGAGATCTATCGTCAGTCTGGTGGTGATCGTGAAGTTCACATTCGTGACTTTATGAACGTCGGTCAAACTGCCGAAGGTTCTATCGAGTTCATGGTTGACGACACCGCTAGCCCCCCGATGGCCGAGCCGCAGTACGCTTCGCAGTCTGGTGCTACCGAACTCGTTGCTAAGAAGGTTTCTAACTGGACCTTTGACCTGACGACCGTTCCTGTACGGACCCTGGCTCACTATGTCGTGGCTTCCCGCCAGATCCTGAACGACGTTCCCCGTCTGCGCTCTTATGTCGACAACCAACTCCGCTACGGTTTGGCTCTCGAAGAAGATGCTCAGATCCTCTACGGTACGGGTACGGGCGGCGATCTGACCGGCATCATGACCAACGCTTCCATTCAGAACGCTGGCGGCGTGGCAACGGGCGATACGCTCCTTGACCATATCCGTAAGGCAATCGCCCTTGGTCGCGTTGCTGAGTACGCCATGAACGGTATGCTCCTGCACCCGACCGACTGGTCGAGCATTGAGCTTCTGAAGGGCAACGATGACCATTACCTCTGGGTCACGGTTCCCAACGGTGGCGAGCCCCGCTTGTGGCGTGTGCCGGTCTATGAGACCACGGCTATCAACCAGGGCGACTTCCTGGTCGGTAACTGGACTCTGGCCGCACAGCTTCTCGACCGTGAGCAGGCTACCCTGCGGATCGCCGAGCAGCACGACGACCTCTTTGTCAAGAACGGTGTAGTGATTCTTGCCGAGGAGCGCGTAGCCCTGACGGTCTTCCGTCCCAAGGCGTTTGTGAAGGGTTCTTTTGATCCTGCTTCGACCTAATGCTGGTCAGGCTTAAAATCAGAAGCACCCTGGGTTCTGCTGGGGAGATCGTAGAGGTCTCCTCTAGCAGAGCACAAGAGTTAAGTCGGGCGGGTTTGGCTTACGAGGTCAAGCCCGTCCAATATGAAACAAAGACTGTTGAGCCGACTAAGAAGCGAGGAAGGCCGAAGAAATGGAACAGTACCGAACAGTCGTCCTCCCCGCAGTAAGAAGCCCAGTCTCCACAAGCGAGCTAGGTGCATGGCTCCGCTTAGATTCCGAAGAACAAACCAGCCTAGTCCTGCCCATACTGCTAGAGGCAGCGACCAAGACGGCTATGGATTTCTGCAATCGGTCTTTCCTAGAGCAGACCGTTCGCGTTCGTTATGATGGATTCCCAGGCTGGGGCACAGAGACAAAGGGATTGGATTCCCTTAACCGCCAGCCTTTCTATTGGATAACCCTACCGTATACCCCACTCATCTCTGTAGATGAGGTTCGCATCATCGATGAGGACGGTGACTCAGAGATCGTACCGGCGACAGACTACGAGGTAGATCTGCCTGGTGGCCGCATCAACTTTAAGAAGTTCTTCCCCGCCTTCTCTGATGATGAGATCCTAGAGATCGAGTACACCGCTGGGTATGGAACAGAGGGCTGCGACATTCCCGCTGGCATCAAGATGGGGATTATGAAGATCGCCGCCTGGTCCTATGAGCATCGCGGGGATTGTGATCCTGCAAGCCAGCCAGCGCAGTTCAAAGAACTCTTGGCCTATAAGGTAATGGATCGCTTGTGAAGTGCTGCGATCTGACCGCTGGGATGCTTCGCCATTCCGTGACCATCCAGAGGCTTAATCGCACTCCAGATGGGGCGGGCGGCTGGACTAAGGAGTGGGAGACCATCCTCACTACTAACGCCTATATCCGCGTTACAGGTGGCACAGAGCAGAATAGTCAAGACAGACTGAACTGGATACAACGGCAGTTTGCTTATATCCGGTATAGCCCGCTGGTGCAGGCCCGAGATCGCTTAGTCTTCCAGGGCAAGAACTATCAGATCCGCAACCTCAACAATGTCGAGTTCCGCAACAAGTACCTAGAGCTTGACCTGGAATCTGGGGTTGCAACATGAGAATAAGCGCATCTACTACTGGCGGCGAGCAACTGATCCGCAACCTTCAAAAATACGGAGACGAGCGAGAGCGAAAGGTCCAAGCGGTAATAGACCTGACTGCTCAGTTAGTGCGGACTGACGCGATAAAGAGTATGAAATCTTCACCGGCATCTGGCCGCACATACATAAGGCGCACGGTACGCCATACCGCGTCTTCCTCGCCTAACCCACCACGGATAGATACCGGTCGCCTAGCCAATTCCGTAAAGGCGTTAGTGGGCCGCTTAGAGGCTTTCGTGGGGACCAATGTCGAGTATGGCCCTTATCTCGAGTTTGGTACGCAGGACATAAAAGAACGCCCTTGGTTATTCCCAGCCTTTGAACGGCAGCGGAGAAACTTTGTAAACCGTCTGCGGGAGGCCATGCGATGAACGCAGAACTAGAGATACAGAAAGCCATCTATGATGTTCTGGCAAATGACTACACCCTATCTGCTTTGGTTACTGGTGTCTATGACTCCGTCCCGCAGGCAGAAGACGCAGGCTCGGATGTAGCGTTTCCCTATGTGACTATCGGAGACGATACGGCTCTGGACTGGAACACGGACACCAGCAACGGCAAAGAGGCGACGATCACGATTCATTCCTGGTCGCGTTACCGTGGCCGGTCAGAGGTGAAAGAAATACAGGGCGCAATATATGAGGCTTTGCATCTAGCGAATATTCCGGTGCAGGGCTACAATCTAGTGGAATGTTGGTCGGAGTATTCGGAAACATTAGTAGACCCCGATGGCTTGACCAGGCATGGTGTGCAGCGGTTCCGACTGATTATCGATAAGGAGATTTGATTATGGCTGCGGCTTCTGGACGAGAACTAAAGATTCTCAAAAACAATGTGGTGATCGCTGGGGTCCGCACTAAGACCGTGGCCATCGCTGGTGCGCCTGTAGATGTAACGACCGACGACGATTCTGGTTTTCGTACCATGCTCGATGAGGCCGGTACATATACCATCGATCTTTCTGTCGAAGGCGTGACTAAAGACCAGGCTCTCCTCGACATCATCGGCGCTGCTGGCTCTTATATGCTGACTGACATTACCGTCGAGTTTCCTGATGGCGCGAATATCTCGGGCGACTTTTTCTTGGCTTCCTTTGAGCAGTCTGGCGAATATGCAGACGCGGTGACCTTCTCCGCTTCGCTGCAATCCTCTGGCGCTTGGACTTACAACGCCAGCTGATGAATATATTCGAGGACGTATCTCTTACCTGGAATGGGGTCGAGCATAAGATAGAAGCAGGCAAGATCATGGGCGCGATTGCAGTAATAGAAGAAATCGTGACCCTGCAAGAGCTTGCGGAATATGCAACAACTGGCAAGACCCCACTCAGTAAGCTAGCAATGGCGTTTGGTTCGGTTCTTAGGTACGCAGGAGCAAACGTCAAGGATGAGGAAGTGTATGCGGGGATGTTCCAAGGGGCGGGCCAGAACTCAGCAATCCAGAGTCTTTCTGTCCTGCTCTCGATGATGATCCCGCAGACGGTAGTAAAGACCCCAAAGGAAGAAGCCGCGCCAACGGGCGGCAGCAATTAGTCAAGGAGTCTTATAAGGTCGCCGTTGGTGCGTGGGGCATACAGCCTTCGGAGTTCTGGCGTATGCACCCAGCAGAGTTTTGGTGGCTAGTAGATGCAAGGTGTCCACCACAAGAGGACAAATGGGAATCTTTGTATAGGATGCTGACATGAGTGAGATCGGAGCGTTAAGCGTAAGAATTGGCGCAGACACCGCCGATCTAACCAAAGGTCTGAACCAGGCCAAGGATGGCATCAAGTCTTTCGAGGATGCCAGCGACAAGCTAGGCAGCACACTAAAGAGCCTCTTTGCCGTTATCTCCGTCGGCGCAATAGCGGGGTTTACCAAACAGGTCATAGACGCGGCAGACGCGCTAAACGACCTTTCTGAGCGCACAGGCATATCTGTAGACGAACTTTCCCGTCTGCAATATGCGGCGCAATTGTCTGATGTTTCCCTTGGAGAACTGCAGGGAAGCCTAAACGCTCTTACTCGCAATATGAGCATGGCTTCGATGGGTACGGGCGAGGCAGACCAGGCATTCAAACTCTTAGGCATCAGCTATAAGACGGCCACAGGGGAACTTAGAAATTCCAACGAGGTATTGCTAGACCTCGCAGACGCATTCTCTCAGTTTGAGGATGGCGCGAATAAAAACGCTCTAGCACTTGCCATATTCGGCAAATCGGCCACAACCATGATCCCGTTGCTCAATCAAGGCAGAGACGGGATCAAGGGCATGGGCCAGGAGCTTGATGCTCTAGGTGGGACGATAACCCCAGAAGCCGCTAGAGCCGCTGGTGAGTTCAATGACAACCTAGATCGGATGCGGGTTTCGTTGCGTGGCGTGGCAATGTCACTTGCCAACGAATTATTGCCGGTACTTACAACATTTACGAATCAATTTCTTGTCGCACAGAAAAACGCTTTATCGTTCTTTGAAAAACTAGAGCTTGGCATTCGTTCACCATTTAAGAACTACCAAGAACTCATAAAGAGCATTGACAAAGAACTAGAGGGATTTACGGGCAAAGAAAATACTAGGGCCGCACAATCTCGCATTGCCTCTTTAGAAAGACAAAGAGCGTATTACGTCGAGCTTGCTCAACTGGAAGCATTAGGAAAAGCAGGATCAGATGTATTTGACAGACATCTTAGGGGAGCGGCTCCAACTAAAAAGCCCGCTCCTATTCTTGTTGACACTAAAGCCGAACGTGTATTAATGGATGAACACGTTATTGCTTATAGAGAAATGCAAGAAAAATTAAGAGAAGCAGATATAACTTACAAAGATCAATTAGCTCAAAGAGTTGAGTCGATTAGAAAAAGTTTGTTAGATGAGCGAACTGCAATCATTGAAGACGCAGAAGAACGGCGAAAAGCTATGGATCTCGCCAACTCGCTTAATCTAATGTCAGATGAGGCACACGCGCAAGCAAGGATCGCTCTTGAGCAACAGACACAAGATCGCTTAAACGAGATTCGTAAGCGCGGTCTTACAGACCTAGAGCGATTTACTCAATCGTCTTATTCAAACCAACTAAAGACAATCGTTGGAATGTTGCAGCAGATGACCGCAGGCGCAGCCAATCAAAGCCGAGCAATGTTCAACATAAACAAGGCTGCTTCTTTAGCCAATGCTGTTATGTCTGGCTATGAGTCAATTCAGAATGCTTATGCCTTTGGTTCTCGGTTTGCTGGCCCTGCTGGTGGTGCTGCTATGGCGGCAATCGCGGCAGCTGCTACTGCGGCTCAAATCAAAGGCATCGCTTCTCAGCAATTTAACGGAGGGAATACGACTGCCCCATCTGTAGCGGCATCGACCCCAGCGGGTGCGGTTCCTGTTGCGGCTGTTGGCAGTGGTGGCGGCGGCGGTGGAAGCATGGGTGCTGGCCAAGTAGTGACAATCAACCTTACAGGTGAGATATTCGGTCGTGAGCAAGTACGCGGTCTTATCGGACAAATAAACGAGGCCATCTCTGATGGTGCGGTACTGAGGTTGCAATGATCGTCATACAAAGCGGATACAGCCCCACCATACCTCTGACCCATTCTCGGATAGGGCATAGCACCATCACGCGCACAGGAACCGCTACGGCTTCATCTACGGCCACAGGATTCTCTGCCGATGCTCCGCTTAATGGCTTGACCTATGAATACTGGAAGCCGACTTCTCTGCCTGCAACCTGGGCGGTAGACGCAGGAACCTCTACGGCGGTCAACTATTGCGGAATCGCCGCGCATACCTTGGGAAGCTCAAGCTCAACGGTAACGGTTCAGTATTCCACGAATAACTCTAGCTGGACGACCGTAGTCTCTACGACTCCGACGGATGACTCGCCGATCTTCTTTCTCTTTACTTCTGTCTCTGCCCGCTACTGGCGCATTTCTATCTCTGGGTCGGTTGCTCCTGCGGTTGGCGTGGTCTATTTCGGGACCAGCCTGGATATGCAGAGACCTTGCTACTCAGGATTGAACCCTATCAACTTCTCCCGCGAAACTGTGATCCGCACGAATCGCTCGGAAGGTGGTCAGTTCCTTGGGCGGTCAATCATTCGCCAAGGCTCGAGCATGAGCGTGGGCTTTCGCCATCTGGATTACTCTTGGTATAAGACGAACTTTGATCCATTCGTAGAGGATGCTTTGCGCTATCCGTTCTTCTTCGCCTGGAGGCCACAGGGATATCCAGAAACGATTGGACTGGTTTGGACTACAGAGGACATAAAGCCCAGCACGATGGGTATAAGGGATCTGGTCGAGGTTTCTTTCGGCATGGTGGGGTTGGCAATTGAGTGAGACCACAGAAGGCCGTGAGCCATTTATTGCGGTACAGATAGACCAAGACTTCTGCACCCGCACCTATGGGGTAGCACCTTGCACCGCTGCCACACCAGGGAATAAATGCTTCAATACCCTAGCGACTTGCCAAGACACGGCGAACTACGAGAAGGGCGAGCGCACAATCTCTTTCTGTAAGCCCGCCTCTAATATTCCGAAAGATCAGACTTATATTCCCAGCGTCGCGTCTGTATCTACTGCGCCGACCAAGATTAACCCTACAAACCAAGATCGGAATAGTTCACCGCTAGGCCAAAGGGCTGCGGCAACAATCGTATTTGATGACCACCCGCACTCTGACTTCCAGGTTGATCCGTATCTTGCGGATAGGAACTATGACCCGCTCGAGCGCGGAACATTTTGGTCTAAGTGGATCGCACGGAATCCTTACTACCAAAATCGCCCGCTGAGAATTTATGAGGGATTCGTTGGTGATGACCTTGTCTACTCTCAAACCAGGTCTTACTTTATAGATTCCATACAAGGCCCAGACTCTAATGGCCGAGTTCAGATCGTCGCTAAAGACCCGCTAAAGCTCGCAGATAGGCAGAAGGCGCAAGTCCCTGCTCCTAGTACCGGCGTTCTTCGCATAGCCATAAACACCACAGACACGACCATAGACATTCAGTCTTCGGTGTTAGCTGACTATCCAGCGCCTGGGATCGTTCGCATAGATGACGAACTCATAACCTATACCACCTCTGCGAATGTAACTATTAGCGGATCAACCTATGTACGCCTGACCGGAGTAACCAGGGCGACAAATGGATCTATAGCAGACGATCACGATGCTGGAACGCTGGTGCAGATCTGTACCGAGTACGACGACGAACCCATCTGGGATGTGGTCTATGACCTGCTGACGACCTACGCAGGAATAGATGCATCGTTTATTCCCTATACCGACTGGCAGACAGAAGGTTCTGTCTGGCTTGCTCAATTCAATGTCTCGGCAATCCTCTCGCAGCCTAAAGGTGTGGGTGAGATCTTAGGCGAGATCCTCCAGCAAGTTCTCTTATACATCTGGTGGGATGAGCGCGACCAAGAGATCAAGCTCCGCGCCATTCGTCCGCTTATCGGTACGGCTCCGACCTTTACAGACAATGCCAACATCATCGAGAACACGGTATCTCTGACCACCGACCCTAAGAATCGCGTCTCTCAGATCTGGGTCTATTGGGATCAGAACAACAAAGCCGAGGATGTAGAAAAAGAGAGCAACTACAAAAAACTGCGGATTCGTGCTGATCTGGACGCAGAAAGCGCAGAAAAGTATGGCGAATCGCGTGTGCGAAAGATCTATGCCAGGTGGATTCAGAACGATGCCCAAGCGATAAACCTATCTGCTCGCCTCCTTGGTGCGTCTTTCGAGAACCCGAAGATCCTAAAGCTACGCGTGGATGCTAAAGATCGCGCAGTCTGGACTGCCGACGTCGTTGATATATTGCACAGGAATATAGTAGATTTCACAGGGTCGCCAACGCTGGAGAGGTATCAAGTCTTGAGCGTAGAGGAGGTTCTGCCAGGCGAGGTGGTGCAATACGAGATGCAGAGATTTATCTTCAAAGGTACGCGCTTTGGTTTCTATATGGCCAGCGACGCGCCGACCTTTGCAGCGGCAACGCAAGAACAGAAAGACGGAAATGCGGCCTGGTATTCAGACGCAGACGGTCTAATGAGTGATGGATCATCAGGATGGGAGTATCAATAAATGGCAACGTGGACCAATGTATTAGATAGCAACCTAGAGCCAGGCGACCCTATACGCTCGGTAGACATCATTGCCATAAAGGACAACACGACCGCGCTAGCAGAAGGCGCAAGTGGCGCACCTGAGATCTATCAGAAGGCAACACAGTTCTCGGCCAAGGCCCAAGTCTTTACCAGCAACGGAACCTTTACGATCCCGACTGGAGTTACGCGGTTAAAAGTAACTGTTGTTGGTGGGGGTGGCGCTGGTAGTGCCGCACAAATTTGCGGATGTTTTGGAAATAGAACAGGATCTGGGGGTGGTGCTGGTGGCGCAGCTATTAAGTGGTTGTCCGTTACAGGTGGAACTCTTGCGGTAACGGTTGGCGGTGCTGGGCAGACTTCTAGCGTAGCTTCAGGAACTCAATCTATAACGACAATTTCTGCTACGGCTGGATCTACCGCATCTAATCAAACGCCTGGAGCTGGCGGTTTAGGGTCAAATGGCGAACTAAATATAGGAGGCGGTGGAGGAAGTGGAGGGAAAGGCCCGAGTCTTGCTAACGGCGGCGGTGGTAGCGGAGGTTCATCTATATTAGGCGGTGGTGGAGCTGGCGGCACACTTTCTGGTGGAGGTGGCGCTGGTCGAGCTTATGGTGGTGGTGGTGGTGGTGGTGGTGTTTCTGGATCTGGCGCTGGAGTTGGCGGCGCAGGAGCGGCAGGCGTGGTTATTTTTGAATGGTGACAAATATGAAAGCACTTATAGCAACTAATGAACCTAGAGAAACCGGCTACCGTGTTGCACAGGTAGAGTCGCAAGAAACCTTTAAGGCAGATATGCCTTTGTTCTGGATAGATTGCTCAGATGAGATCGTCGCTGATCGTTACTGGTTCAACCCTGAGAACAATGAGTTTATAAAGTTTGCAGAGTTTGAAATGCAGCCACAGCCACAAACGCAAGGAACGCAAGACTTGTGAAAGGTATAGGCCCGTCTCACTCGTTTATTTATGATGGGGCTGCGATCAACATCTATTACGCGAACGCAGGCGAAGGCCTACCTAAACACGAACACAACTATTCTCATGCAACGATCTGCCTATCTGGTGAGTGTGTAATCAGGAAAGAAGGAAAAGAAAAAAGAATAGATAAGAACTCTGGTGCGTTTAATTTGCTCGCAAAAGAGTGGCATGAGATTGAGGCTTTGGTTGATAATACGGTATTCGTAAATGTCTTTTCGGAAGGCAAATCATGAGTTACCCAAGCCTGCCAGAGTTCAAACGGGGCGATACCTTTGCCCTGACTTGCACCTATAAGACAGATGGAGTCCCCACGGCAATCACGGGCTACACCATCCGTTCCCAGATTCGGCAGACCAATAAGACATTGGTAGCCACGCTGACCGCAACACCCGCAAACCAATCTACAGATCCAGGCGTTTTCACTCTTGCTCCTGATACCAGCACAGAAGACTGGCCAGTAGAGACTCTCGTTTGTGACATAGAGATAACCCAAAGCGGGTTTGTCCGCAGCACGAATACTTTTGCGGTTCCGATTGTCAGAGACATTACCTTGCCAGCGGGGTCGTGATGAATACCATCGAGATACAACAACAGAACACAGAGCTAACGGTAGAGCTGGGATTAAATGGCGCACCAGGACCCACCGGACCAACAGGGAATATCGGACCAACAGGACCCCAAGGATTAACTGGACCAACCGGACCAACAGGGCCGCAAGGAAGCACAGGCCCTACTGGACCGCAAGGCGTAACAGGCCCAACAGGTCCGCAAGGTTTAACTGGTCCTACAGGGCCAACGGGTCCCACAGGCGCGGCAAGTACCGTCCCTGGTCCTACTGGCCCCACTGGTCCACAAGGATCTACAGGGCCTACTGGCGCACAAGGGCCTACAGGAGCAGCCTCAACAGTTCCAGGGCCTACGGGACCAACTGGCCCGCAAGGACCGACTGGGCCAACTGGCGCGGCTTCTACCGTACCAGGCCCAACGGGGCCAGCTGGTAGCACAGGACCGACCGGACCGACTGGGCCCGCTAGTACCGTTCCAGGGCCAACAGGACCGGCGGGTGCAACCGGAGCGCAAGGACCGACAGGGCCGGCTGGAGCAACAGGCGCGGCAGGACCTACTGGACCCGCAGGACCAACAGGGTTACAGGGTCCAACTGGATTACAAGGTCCCACAGGTGTAGCAGGGCCAACGGGCGCGACCGGACCCACAGGACCGGCAGGGCCAGGCTTACCTACTGGTGGCTTGCCTGGTGAGTATCTCGTCAAGAACACAAGCACCAACTATGACCTGATCTGGACGGATCGCGCTCACGCAAGCATCCTAAAGGGATATTGCAAAAACGTCTCTGGTGGAACATTGCAAAAGGGTACGCCGGTCTATCAGGTTGGCATTGCTGGTTCTGGCTTCACGATAGAGGTAGATGCGGCAGACGCTTCTGATCCTGCCAAGATGCCTGCCATTGGGATATTAGGTGAGACACTTGCAGATCAAGCAGAGGGTGAGCTAATTCTGCTAGGAGAGATCCAAGGCGTAGCAACCACAGGTTTTACTGCTGGCGACGACATTTACGTTGCTTCTGGTGGCGGCTATACCAATGTCATGCCGACGGCTACGGGTATCGAGGTCCAGTACATTGGGATCGTTACTAAGATTGACGCAAGCAATGGTGGCGGTTATGTCTTAGGTACAGGCCAGAACGAGACCTTCCGCTACAACTCTGGAACCAGTAGCTTCCAAGGCTGGAATGGTACGGCATGGGCTCCGATTGCTGCGGCTGGTGCGGCAACAAAGCTCTTGGTTACAGATCGGGCTGGTTCTATTATTGAGGTTCCGCTAACGAATGGATTCTTGGCCATTACCAATCGCAGCGGTGGCACAGTCAACGTGCCGGTTTCTTAACGAGGATTAAATCATGGCGAATAAGTACCCTTTAGTTTTAGACGGAACCTCGATTGAGGAACTACAGACTGGCGATGCGATTGCCGGTCTAATCATCGGCACAGATGTGCAAGCCTACGATGCGGCTCTTGCTTCTATTGCAGGGCTTACGACTTCCGCAGACAAGATGATCTATACCACCGCCTCGGATGTATACGCGGTGACTGATCTGACGGCTGCTGGCCGAGCCTTGCTAGATGATGCAGACGCTTCTGCCCAAAGGACAACCCTCGGGCTTGCGATCGGCACAAACGTGCAGGCATACGATCCTGGGCTTACCTCTATTGCAGGGTTGACTACAACCGCAGATCAAATGATCTACACGACCGCCTCTGATACTTACGCGGTCACAGGTCTCACCGCTGCCGGTCGAGCAATCCTAGATGACGTAGACGCAGCTGCACAACGCACTACGCTAGGGTTGGCAATTGGAAGCAATGTGCAAGCGTATGACCCAGGTTTGCAGTCTATCGCTGGGCTTACAACCACAGCCGACAGAATGATTTACACGACGGCTTCTGATACCTATGCGGTGACGACCTTAACAGCTGCTGGTCGAGCGATTCTAGATGATGCTGACGCAACGGCTCAACGGGCAACTCTTGGCTTAGTCATTGGGAATGATGTCCAGGCTTATGACCCTGATACTGCCAAGCTAGATGTAGCGCAGTCATTCACAGCACAGCAGACTTTCAAAGAAGTCAAAGATACTGTCCACACTATCACAGATGGCGCTGCCTTTGAAATTGACCCTGCTAATGGTTCAATTCAGGTGGTGACGCTTGGTGCATCTCGCACACCAGCAGCAACTAACTTTGAGGCTGGACAGGTAGTGCTGCTTGGTATTGACGATGGCTCTGCTTATACGATCACATGGTCAACGGTAAACCCGACTTGGGTAAAGGCTGGTGGAACTGCATCAGCACCTACGCTGGCTACCACTGGCTATACCTGGATTATGTTGTGGAAAGTGGGATCAACCATTTACGCATCTGAGGTAGGCAAGCCATGAGTAATGCATTAAAGATGGCTGCGGTTGGTGGCGCTGTCTCTGCTGAGACCGATCCAAACTTCAAGCAAACGGTCTTACTCCTTCACGGCGATGGCACGAACGGAGCGCAGAACAACACTTTCCTAGACTCCTCTACCAACAACTTCACCATTACCCGCAATGGCAACACTACACAAGGCACGTTCAGTCCGTTCTCTGTAGGTGCGGGGGAGTGGAGTAATTATTTTGATGGTAACGATCATCTGT